ATGGCAAGAGAAAAGAAATCTGTACACAAAGTGCAAATGACTGATGGAAAACGAAATATCATCCGGCAGCTTCTTGAGGAGTATGAGATTGAATCTGCCCAGGACATTCAGGATGCCCTCAAAGATCTACTGGGCGGTACCATCAAAGAGATGATGGAATCCGAGATGGACGAGCATCTTGGCTATCGCAAGTCAGAACGTTCCGATTGCGATGACTATCGCAATGGCTATAAAACCAAACAGGTGAATAGCAGCTATGGAAGCATGAAAGTCGAAGTCCCACAGGACCGTAACTCCACCTTTGAACCACAGGTGGTAAAGAAACGCCAGAAAGATATCTCTGATATCGATCAGAAGATCATATCCATGTACGCTAAAGGGATGACAACACGGCAGATCTCGGAAACACTGGAGGATATCTACGGCTTCGAGGCCTCCGAAGGCTTCATTTCGGATGTGACGGATAAGCTTCTGCCCCAGATTGAAGACTGGCAGAACCGTCCCCTTTCCGATGTCTATCCGGTGCTTTATATCGATGCAATCCACTATTCTGTACGGGATAACGGCGTGATCCGTAAGCTGGCGGCCTATGTTGTACTGGGGATTAATTCAGATGGTTTAAAAGAGGTTCTGACCATCGAGGTTGGCGAAAATGAGAGTGCCAAGTACTGGCTTTCCGTTCTGAACGGTTTAAAAAACCGTGGAGTAAAGGACATCCTGATCCTCTGTGCCGATGGACTGACAGGGATTAAGGAAGCGATAGCCGCTGCCTTTCCAAAGACGGAATACCAAAGGTGCATTGTCCATCAGGTGCGGAATACGTTAAAATACGTATCAGACAAGGACCGTAAGCTCTTTGCGGCAGATCTCAAAACGATTTACCAGGCGCCAACAGAAGAGAAGGCATTAGAAGCCTTGGAGCGGGGCACAAAAAAATGGTCAGAAAAGTACCCGAATTCCATGAAAAGCTGGCACCAGAACTGGGACGCGATCGTCCCCATCTTTAAGTTTTCAACGACTGTACGCAAGGTTATATATACCACGAACGCAATCGAAAGCCTGAACGCCACATACCGGAAGCTGAATCGTCAGAGGAGCGTGTTTCCAAGCGATACAGCCCTTTTAAAAGCTCTGTACTTGTCAACATTTGAAGCAACAAAGAAGTGGACGATGCCAATCCGGAACTGGGGCCAGGTATATGGGGAGCTGAGCCTCATGTATGAGGGCCGACTGCCGATGTAAGAGAATCCAAGACCGTTCAGACCAGGCGGGAATCCGCCTGGTCTTGACATACGCAGTATTGTGCGGTATATATAAACCAAGGGCTGAACGCTCATAGAGAAGCTTTCAGCCCTGCCATTATCATAGAAGAGCTGCTTTTACAGAGATTTCTTCACACACTCGATGAATTTGTACCGGACGCGTCAAAGCGTCTAGAATATCCCATCCGCTGTATATGCGGCTATGTACCCTTGTATAAGGAACTTCGTATTTTCTGCACCAATTTGCTAGAGAGTTTGTAACGCCGTTTATTGTGAACATTAAATTCCTATTTGTATTATTTCCTTGTTGAACATCTGTAGCCCATCTACAATTTGATGGCTCATATCCCTTGGCATTATCAATTCTGTCAATAGATAAATTTTCTTCATACCCATTATTTAAAGCCCATTTTTTAAATTTCTTATACTCTTTCCATTCTTGGCAAACAGCTATTCCTTTTTCTCCATACAAATAGTACGACTTGTGTTTTGGGCTATAGCAACGTAACATCATATCATGCCATATACGATAAATCCGAGTATTTGTATCTCCGTGAGTAGTATTTCTTTCTATGGCAACCTCCCTGTTATAACAGCCACATGATTTTGTATGCCTACTAATTAAGTTTTGTTGATGAACAATTACCGAGTTTCCACAGTTGCATTTACATTCCCATAAGGTTTGTTTTCCGTTGCTTTTTCCGGCATACCGTATGGCTACTAAACGCCCAAAACGCTTCCCTGAAATATCATCCACTTTGGGAGTTCTGCAATTTTTACAGCATTTCTCGTAAGGAGATTTTAATGCGAACGCACTTGTTATAAAGCGCGTTCCGCAGTCGCATACACATTCGTATTGAACGTATGATTTTTTCATAGGAAGTTTTTTTAATATAGTCAATTTCCCTATTTTTCTTCCTGATAGATTTTCCTTGTTTATGCAGCCGCATGATTTTGTTTTTCCGTCACGCAGATTCCCAGAATAGATTTTTCGCTCTATTCCACATTGGCAGCGACATAAATAATACTGATTACCAAGGTATTCTAGGACTGTCCACATTCCAAACTTTTGACCTGTTAAATCAATTCTTTTTGTCATTAAGTAACCCCTTTCTATATTCGATATTATACCATAAGAACGAGAAATAATCAATTAGTATATAGTTAAAAAGTGTGGATAAGAAAAGTAAAATAATCTGGTATAATGAGAGGGGATATCTAACCTTACAAAATGTGGGGACGATTATTTCTTATGAATACAGTAAAATGGGAGTAGGAATAAGCAGAAAGGGTGAAAACATGGTAAAAGACGGTTGGGTATACTGCCCCATATGTAGTAATAAAACAAGGACAAAAATAAGGAAAGATACTGAAGCCAAGAATTTACCTGTATTTTGCCCAAAGTGCAGGAATATAACCGTAATGGATATATATGGAAGTGAAATAAAAAGAATGCAAAGCATTAATTAGAGCCAGTCGCCAGTCGCAGAGCCATACAGATTACAGCAATGTAGTTTGCATGGCTTTTTACTATATTTGAACCTCCCTCATATAGCACATGTCCTTAACAGAAACAGGTCCTAGCTCATAGAGTAAACGGCCTAGAGGTTGAAAAGCGGATGCAATTTCCGGCATGTGCATTCCTTCTAAAGGCTATCCTCCTCCCGTAATGGAGATAGAAAAAACTTGTCAGTTATGACCTGGACGAAACTGAAAAATGATACGGCATTGTTTTGGTGGGATATCGGCGGGCTGACAGCATTTCAGAGTACATATGCGGCGCAAAAAGGCGTGACGAGGAGTTTTCAAGAAATGCAATCGGGAAATAGCTCAGTTGGTAGAGCAGCAGCCTTATAAGCTGTGTGTCAGAGGTTCGATTCCTCTTTTCCCGATGTAGTCGGGTCGCTCCCGGATGATGTGAGAGCACGCAGAATGCCTCACAGAGAATGACAATGCCTGCTGAAAACTACTGCGATAGTTCCAGGGACTAGGACACGGGACTGAAATTCGCAGTGTGACAATCTAAGCAGGAACTGCATCATGAGGATTCGCCAAGCGGTTAAGGCACCGGGTTTTGACCCCGGCAAAGAAGGAACACTCTTTACGCTGGTTCAAATCCAGCATCCTCAGTTTTGGGCACGCCAAGTCCTACAAAATGGCAAACCGTTGGTGGACGGTTACACACCTACAAATAACCTAATAACGGAAAAGGAGAATCATCATGAAAACCGAAGAATTAAAAGCACAAGGATTGACAGAGGAGCAGATATCTTTTGTCATGGCTGAAAATGGGAAAGACCTCAAAAAGTTGCAGAAAGAAAACGACAATCTGAGTGCGGACCGGGATACCTGGAAAGAAAAAGCAGAAGCGGCAGAAACAACGCTTAAAGGCTTTGAAGGGGTTGACCTGGAGACGATGCAAAGGGAAATATCTGACTGGAAACAGAAAGCTACAGAAGCAGAAAAGAATGCCCAGGCACAGCTTTATGAACGTGATTTTGCGGATGCGCTTAAGACAGAATTTGAAGGGATTAAATTTTCCAGTGAGGCAGCAAAGCGGGCAATTATGGCAGAAGTAAAAGAGGCCGGTTTAAAGCTGAAAGATGGTAAAATTCTGGGGCTGAATGACCTTTTGTCTCAAATGAAAGAAAAAGATGCTTCGGCTTTTGTTGATGATGCACAGCAGCAGGTACAGCAGAACATGGCGAGGTTTACCGCACCAGTAGGTAAGCAGAATACGCCAGGAACTATGACACGAAAGGATATTGAAGCGATTAAAGACCCGTCTGAGCGCCAGTCTGCAATCGCCAGTAACCTACATTTATTCGGTAAAGGAGAACAGTAATGGCAGCAAAAGCCAATTTAATTACAAGTGCAGACATACAGGTTACGGCTCGCGAAATTGATTTTGTAACACGCTTTGAAAGGAACTGGCAGCACCTCCGGGATATCCTGGGGATTATGCGTCCTATTAAGAAAACACCGGGCGCGGTGCTGAAAAGCAAATATGCAGAAGGAACTTTACAGAGCGGTGCTGTAGGCGAAGGAGAGGAAATCCCTTACAGCAAATTTACAGTAAAGGAAAAGACATATGCGGAAATGACCATAGAGAAGTATGCAAAGGCCGTTTCCATTGAAGCAATTAGGGACCACGGCTATGAAAATGCCGTCCAGATGACAGACGACGAATTTTTGTTCCAGCTTCAATCGGATGTAACAGAACGATTCTATACATATCTGAATACCGGTACACTTACCGGAACAGAAACCACTTTCCAGATGGCCCTTGCTATGGCAAAAGGAATGGTAGAAAACAAATTCAAACAGATGCACCGGAATGTTACAGGTGTGGTTGGGTTTGCGAATATTCTGGATGTATACCAGTACTTGGGGGCTGCTGAAATCACTGTGCAGAATCAGTTTGGTTTCCAGTATCTCAAAGATTTCATGGGATTCAATACAATCTTTCTGCTGTCCGAATCGGAAATTGCAAGAGGAAAAGTAATAGCTACACCAGTGGAAAACATTGTAATGTACTATGTTGACCCAAATGAAAGCGATTTTGCACGGGCTGGACTGGTATATACCACAGGGGCCGGAGAAACAAACCTTATCGGATTCCATACACAGGGTAATTACAACACCGCTGTTTCCGAGGCATTTGCAATTATGGGATTAACTCTGTTTGCGGAATACCTTGATGGTATTGCAGTTATCACCATCAGCGCGGGGGGAGCGTAGCCGCCAGTAATCTATCCCTGGACGCTGACGGCGAAGATTTGACAGGGAGCAAGAAAGCAAGAAACAGATAAGGAGGAACCGGCATGGCCTATGCTGACTATGAGTTTTACACAACAAAATACTACGGCAGCGCCATACCGGATTCCCAATCATTTGATAAGCAGGCAGAACGGGCAAGCGACTTCCTTGATAAAATAACATTTGACAGATTGGTTGACGGCCTCCCAGATAATGAACGAGTGCAAACCAAAATCAAGAAAGCCGTATGTGCATTAGCTGATAAACTGTATGGTTTGGAACTGGCAGAAAAACAGGCGCTATCTGCCGCCGCGGGAAGTATAACCAGCGGGACCGGCGGCGCAACCACAGGCGTTATCACGTCAAAGTCATCCGGTTCCGAATCAATCAGCTATGCATCACCGTCAGAAATAGCTAACGGAGCTAAAGCCTGGAGTGATATATATTCTGCGGCGGGGAATAAACAGGAAACAAATAATCCCCTGTATGATACTGCAAAGGTGTATCTGATGGGAGTAAGAGATGATAGTGGCGTTCCATTGCTGTACGCCGGAATGGGGTAGATATGGATATAACGACATTGGGAACATGTGTGGCTATTGTGGCTTTAAGCTATGTGGTTGGCCTTGGATGCAAGGCCGCAAAGAAGATACCGGACGAATGGATTCCGGTTATTATGGCTGTAGTGGGTGGTGTTCTTGGCGCGCTTGGTATGGGAACTATACCAGATTTCCCGGCATCGGACTACATCACGGCTGTAGCGGTTGGCGCTATGTCTGGCCTTACGGCTACGGGAGTTAACCAGATGTATAAGCAGATGAATAAATAATGGAGGGGATACCTTATGTACAATGCCACGGTGACAGTTTTTAATTACTATGAATCATCCACAACTGGCATTGGTATTTGGTATCCCCATGTATTATCTGGCGTTGACCTTAATACCGACAAGGGCGCAATACTAAAAAAGTATGGGCCAGACAGCACGGATAATGCCGAATTACACATAGCTTATGAATTACAGGATGGTAAACAAATAATCCGTGATGCTGACGGTAAAGAATTGCCGTGGCTTCCTCCAAAGGAGTGGAGGAGACAGGTAAATGACTTGTTGGACGATACCATTACTTTTGAAGCATCGGATGATTGTTTTTTCTGGGAAGGGGTATGGAATAGCGGCCCGGTCAATGATGAAGATTATCGTGGTGGGTTTTATGCCTATATGAACAACCGGTACGACTTCGTATATTTGGTATCTTCTGTTGGAGGTCCATACTCTGTGATTCCTCACTTTGAGATATTGGGGAAATAATATGGCAAGTAAAATAACACATTTTAAAGGATTCTCTATTGTTGATGGTGATATCAACATCAAGCTCAATTTATCTCGATTTGATAAGCAATTTCAGCGCGCGCAGTATCATCTTGATGGAAATGTCATGAATAGCATGGTCCCTTTTATGCCGATGGTCACAGGCGATTTTGTGGATGTTACCAGAGCAGCGAGCGCCGCAGTACAAGGGAGCGGAAAAGTATATGCCGCATATGGCCCTGCTGGTCGTTTTTTATACCATGGTAAAACTATGGTTAGCGCTGTTACTGGTAGTACCTGGGCTACAAAGGGTACTAAAAAGGTATTGGTAAGCCAATATGGAGGAAAAACCAAAGCAAAAGAGGATTTACAGTATACCAAAACAGCGCATCCTAAGGCACAGGCTAAATGGTTTGATGCAGCCAAACAAGCAGACGGTAAATCATGGATAAAGCAAGCCAAGAAAACGGCTGGAGGTGGAAAGCGTGGGTGATGAACGAAAACCAATAGGAAAAGATGCAAGCGGATATGATGTGCTGACAATCGCTGTAAAGGCTTTGCTTAATCAATTCCCTGGCTTGTATGAAAATGAAACCGTTAAATTTGAAGAATTGGGTGAGGATAGTGGGATTGCATTTTCGGCAGATAATGGAGCCTTAATCTTTTCTGAGACTGAGGATGTACTGGGTGGAGTGCGCCAGACCTGCCAGTATCCTTTCTATATTATATACCGTACATCCTCCACAAAAGAGCGGCAGAAGATGAGCATACAGGAATTTCTTGATACGTTCGGGAAGTGGCTATGTCGTGAGCCGGTTGTGATTGATGGGAGTGAGCAACGATTATCAAATTATCCCACATTATCTCAGGGAAGAAAGATAACCAAAGTTACCCGTGATAACTCATACGGACTGGAACCGCAGGAAAGTGGCGTGCAGGACTGGATACTTCCTGTATCAATAGAATATAAATATGATTTTGAAAGATGGTAGAGCCAGACGCTAAGACGCAGAGCCTTGTGTGATGGCTCTATTTTTATTTGAAAGGAGATAAATAATGGTTGAACGTAAATACCTTGCGCATTATTTAGATGCTGCTTTTGATACTACTTATGCAGCAACAGAATATGCAAGGCTGGGAAAAAATCTGGAAGAATACAGTGAAGAGTTAAATCCAGATGTAAATATAACCAAAAATATACTTGGGGAGCAGTCTGTGCAGCATAGTGGATATGAAGTGCAGTCCGATGTAGACCCTTACTATTACGAAAATTATGATGATACCTTGTCAAACAAGATTATGGCATTGGCCAATACAAGAGCGACAGGAGACAAATGTAAAACAAGCATGGTTGATGTGTTGCTTAAACCAGATGCGGATGACCCGGAAGGTGCTCCACCAACGGTAGTATGGGCATACCGTGAAGATGTATATGTTATTCCCAATAGTGTAGGCGGTGATACATCCGGCATTCAGACACCATTTACAGTATACAAGGCTGGAAATCGCATTAAAGGTACATGGAATGTTGAGACAAAGAAGTTCACCACAGCTTCTAGCGCTAGTCTGAGCGATTAATGGAGGAATTATGGCAAGACAGATTACCCTTAACGACAGGGAATGGATTGAGATTGTAAATTCGGGAAAGGAAGTGACGGGGGGATTTTGGTGGAATCCATCTGATTTAGATATTGCCAAGCGTTGTGAGAATGTACTCAACTATTTTAATGGTATAGAAGTTGATAAAGAAGCAGATTTCTTTGCTATATCTGATGAAATTAAGAAGCAATTTAACTATCTTCTTGGCTCAGATAACGCCTCAGAAGAATTATTCAAGCATTGCAACCCACTTTCCCCACGTTCGGACGGAACCTTCTACGCGGAATATGTGCTTGATACATTGGTTAAGTTTATTGAATCTGAAATGAAAACCAGAATTAAGAAAAGTGAATCCCGGATTAAGAAATACACCGAGAAATATGGCCGATGAATACATACGATTTGCCGAAGTCACTTAAGGTTGCAGGAAAAGACTATGCTATTGAAAGCGATTTTAGAGTGATTATTGATATTTTGATTGATATGTCTGACCCGGAACTCAATGAATGGGAGAAACAGGAAATAATGTTCCGAATCATGTACCCGGACTATCAAGACATTCCACCAGAAGCCAAGTCAGAGGCATGCCAAAAGGCAGTTGATTTCATTGATTACAACCTGCCTCCTGGCAAACCACAGCCCAAAACCATGGACTGGGAACAGGATGCTCCTATTATTATCCCGGCAGTCAATAAGATTGCTGGGATGGAGGTAAGGTCTGTGCCATACCTGCACTGGTGGACATTCATGGGGTATTTCATGGAAATTGGAGATGGACTTGTATCTCAGGTGTGGGCAATCCGGCAGAAACGAGCCAGAGGAAAAAAACTAGAAAAGTGGGAAAAGGAATTTGAACGAAGCAATCCAGAATTGGTAAAGCTTAAGAAGATATACAGCGAGAAACAACAAAAAGAAATTAACAGTATCGAAAAATGGCTATAAGGCGGTGATGGAATGGCGGCCGATGGAAGTATAATCATTGACACAAAAATTAACTCCGATGGAATTACTGCTGGAGCGAAAGACATACAAGACGGTGTGGATCGAATGGCATTAGCACTAAAAAATGCTAATAAGGAGATTCTCAAATTTATTGATGATTATGAAAAGGGTCTTAACCAATCCACTGCATCAACCAATGAGTTTCGGAAACAAATAGAATCACTAAAAAAACAGCTTAAAAGTATGGAAAGCAAAGGATTGTATTTTGGTGATGAGGATTATGATAATACATATCTACAATTGCAGAAAGTACAACAAGCCTTAAAGGACTACAAGAAAGAACTGGTGAGTCCAACACCTGATGCAATGTCTTTTGATAGTTCGTCTTTAGAAGGACAAATAGAGCGTTTGTCAAATAAATTGGTGAAACTTCGGGAACAGGGTAAAGGGTTTGGAGACGAAACGTTTGATTCCGCGTATAAAAGTCTTATAAAAGTTCAGGAAGAACTAAAAGAATATAAAAAAAATCTCACAAAAAAAGAAGAACCCATTCAGTTGCCAATGGTGGTTGACACCTCAACAATGGAAGGACAAATTAATCTGCTCAAGGCAAAGCTTGAAGGGTTGAGGAATCAGGGTAAAGGGTTTGGTGATAGTGAATTTGATTCTACCGCTCAATCGTTAAAACGAGCAGAGCAAGCCCTTGCGGAATATAAGAATGAATTGTTTAAGACGGATGCTCAACGAGAAAAAGAAGCCGAAACAGCCAGAAATCAAGCTGAAAGGCAAGCCCAACTTAATCAAAAACTAGAAGAAACAAAACAAAAGGAAGCTGCGGCTGCTGCGGAATCTGCAAGATTGAGGTCGATTGGAGAAAGTGCTCAAATATCTACTCCTAAAGTGATAAAGATGCGCCAAGAACTTGAGGCATTGACGAATAGGCAAAAAGACCTTGAAAAAGCTGGTGTAGGGCTTGGAAATACGGAATATGACCAGAATATAAAAGAAATCAATCGCTTAAAAGGTGAACTTGATGAATACAGAAATAGTCTGGTAAAGACTGAGGATGCCCAGAATAACTTCAATAAAACTGTTAAGGACACTACAAAATCATCAAACAAAGGTAGGTCAGGGCTGTTAAGAATGATGGGAACTGGCCTATTGATGGGAGTGGTATTCCAGGGATTGTATTCTATTATGGGAGCTATGAAAGAAGGGATGGACAATCTGGCTCAATATTCCGGCGAAACCAATTCCACACTATCCAGCCTTATGTCATCTCTTACGCAACTTAAAAATGCATTTGCTACAGCATTTTCACCCATCCTTACAGTAGTTGCGCCGGCACTTAATTATCTTATTGGATTATTGACTTCGGCAGCAACAGCAGTAGCGCAGTTGATTTCTGCACTAACCGGAAAAAATAGTTTTGTAAAAGCCACAAAAGTACAGCAGGACTACGCTGCAAGTCTTGAAAAGACAGGGGGAGCAGCAAAAGAAACCGAAGGTGCACTAGCAGCCTTTGATAAATTGGATGTTGCACAGGATAATTCTGGTGGTGGTGGAAGCGGGGGAGAATTATCACCAGAAGAAATGTTTGAAACTGTCCCGGTAGATAATTCCCTTACACAAGCTATTGATATGATAAAACAAAAATGGCTTGAATTATCTGATTTATTCAAAAAAGGATTTGTTGAAGGTATAGGTGATTTATCTGTTCTGGATAGCATCAAAGATAGTATTTCCAGCATAAAAAGTAGTCTATTAGATATTTTTACAGATAACAGTGTGACAGCGGCATTTCAAAAAATGGTTGATACACTGGTTTACAATGCTGGAAGAATTGCTGGTTCCTTTGTATCTGTTGGCTTAACAATCGCAGATAACATACTGGGGGGATTTTCCAAGTTTCTCAACCAAAATAAAGACCGGATTAAATCTTACCTAATATCTATGTTTGATATAGCAAGTTCTATTAGCACAATACAGGCCAATTTTGCTGTTGCAGTAGCTGATATATTTACAGTGTTTCGTAGCGATACAGCAAAGCAAGTTACAGCAGACATAATTAGTATATTTTCTAATACTTTTATGGGGATTAATGAACTTGTTGGAAAACTGTTTCGTGATGTTATAAACCTTATTCTTACTCCTTTTACTGAAAATGCAGATGCTATAAAAGATGCACTTAATAATACCTTAGCTCCGGTTGAAGAAGTATTGGGAACAATTGCAAATAGTGTTGCAAATACATTTGATGCATTTAACCGAATGTATGATGAACATTTGGCTCCTTTATTTGAATCACTCAAAGATGGATTAAGTGATATTTTGACATCATTACTTGATGGATATAATAAATATATTGCTCCGGTTCTCGATAAGATATCAAAAAGATTTACAGAAGTATGGGAAGGAACAATACAGCCTTTAATTGAGAATGCAATAGGATTAATAGGTGATGTAGCTGACTTAATAAAAGCTGTATGGGAAAATATATTACAGCCCGTAGTAAATTGGTTTGTATCAAACATGTACCCTGTAATTGCTCCAATTGTGGAAGATTTAGCAAGCATTTTTTTGACTAACTTTGAAGATATAGGTAATATTTTTAATGATTTTATGGATACAGCCAGAGCAGTCATACAGTTTATTACATATATTTTTTCTGTTGATTGGAACAGTGCATGGGAAGGAGTAAAGAAAAGTTTTAAGGAAACATTTGAATCTCTTCCTGGAATTGTAAAAGGGGTTATTGAAAAAGTAATTAGTAGTGTTGAAACAATGATAAATGGTGTAATTCGTTCAATTAATTCTTTGAGTTTTGATATTCCGGATTGGGTACCCAAGATAGGAGGGCAGACTTTTGGATTTCAATTAGACGAAGTACACCTTCCTCGCTTGGCATCAGGAACCGTAGTTCCACCACGGGCAGGAGAGTTTGCTGCTATTCTGGGAGATAACCCAAAGGAGACGGAAGTGGTATCTCCCTTGTCAACTATGAAACAAGCCCTTAAAGAAGCAATTCTTGAAGTAAACGGAGTTGGTGGCGGAGATATCCACCTTACTGTAAACCTCGAAGGAAAGGCCATCTATGATACTGTAGTTAAGAGAAACCGCATGGAGAAGAACAGAACAGGGAGCAATCCACTATTAGTGTAAGGAGTGAGCGGTATGCAGAAGGATTACAGGGGATATCTAGTTATGTTTGGAAGTCATCAGCTTCCCAATTCTTTTCTTACTCGTTATGCCTCAATTCCTGACCAGAGGATTGAAAAAAAAGCCTGGAGGGATAACACGGAGGCTCTTCAACGTGTTACCTCTCCAAATTATAAAACAACATTAAACCTAGAAATCCGACCGCTGACTCAGCGAGAAAAAGACCTTTGGAACAGCATAAAGGCAGACGGAATTTTGGATGAAACGCAGCGTAAGTATTCAGTTACATATTGGAACTTAGATACATGTGTGTATGGAACGGGTGAATTTTATGTTCCTGACACGGAATATGCAGTTAGCCATATATATGACAATGAGACAGGTGATATGCAATATGAGGCATTTACCCTGGAAATGATTCAGTATTAAGTGTAGGTGCTGATATGTTAGATGTAGAACAGAAATTCAAGGATTTATATAATTCATATGGTGGAAAGAAACTTAAATTAATGTTCTATAAGGATGATTACAGAGCATTGTACCCATCAGAGACATTATTTCCATCAGAACAGCTTTACCCATCAGAAATGGATTCTGATTCGATAGATTTCGTCATTTCTGATGATATGATACAGTCTGACAGCATGAAGATAATGGAAAGTCTGTCATCGAAAGAGGATTTAAGCTTTGGCGCATGTGAATGCTCGCAGTTTGAGATTGTTGTGTCAGGACTGTCAAAAAACATTGCGGGAAAAGAATTCCTTGTATCTGAACAGTTCGGAGAATATGAACTTGTATTGGGACTTTTTACGGTTGATTCCACACCCAAGCAGGAAGATAAGGATACCAGAAAAATCATTGCATATGACCGTATGAAACGCTTTGATGCGGATGTATCGGGGTGGTATAATCTTCTGTCATTTCCGATGACATTAAAAGCATTTAGAAATTCTTTGTGTGAGTTTGTTGGAGTGAATGAAGTAGAAAACACGGAATTAATAAACGATGATATGGAAGTAGAAAAGACACTTAAACCATCATCACTTAATGGGAGGGATGTATTAAAGTATATATGCCAAATCAATGGCACATTTGGAAATATTACTAAAAATGGTGAACTAAGATATGTTTCTGTACCAAAGAAAGATGATATAAGTGTAGAAATCACCGTATATAAGACCGTTGAGAGCGAAGAATACAATGTACCAGATATTGACACGGTGAAAATACAGCAGGAAGATGGGGACATAGGCGGAACCAGTGAAGGTGATGGGAATAATGTCTATGTCATTGAAGGAAATCCGCTTGTGTATGGAAAAAACACATCCCAAATGATTACGATTGCCAATAACATAAAATCTGTGATAAGCAGCATATCTTATTGTCCGGCAGAAATATCAACAAATGGTTCACCATGGATTGAAGTGGGAGACAGAATTAAGATAGTGACTTCGGATGGGATTATAAATACCATTGTCATGAAACGAGATTTGACAGGTATACAAGGTGCAATGGATTATTTCTCTAGCACGGGAAGTCAAGAACTCGAAAGAAAGTTTAACATAGAAAGCGAAATCATTCAGGTAAAAGGGCTATCTGCAATTTTAAAGCGTACAGTTGAGGAAGTATCCAATGAATTAACCAACCTTGAACAGGAAACCACATCAAAATTCACTCAAACAGCCCATGAAATCTCGCTTATGGTGAAAAAGGGGGATGTTACATCACAAATAAACTCCGAATTAAAGGTGACAGGGAATGCCATCGAACTCACAACAGGGCATTTTACAATTAATGCTAAAAATATGACTGTTGATAGTGGTGGAAATGCTACTTTTTCTGGTACTGTGTCTGGCGCGTCAATTGTCAGTAGTAGCATAAATATTGGAAATGGTAATTTCACCGTTAATTTAAGCGGAGCGGTTGAGGCTAATAATGCAAAAATTACAGCAGCTACATTTAATGCCACTGGCATTATATATGCTGAAAGAGGAATAGTTTGTAATGGAGAAATAGAGGCAGACATAGGGTCTCTTGAAAAAATAAACACCCAGAGCATATATTGTACCGGTATGGTATATGGTGGTGGATGGACACAAATATCTGACAGGAGAGAAAAGCGGGATATACAGAACATACCTCCAGATACATGTATTGAAGTAATAAAAAGGTTGAAACCTGTCGCTTACACGTTGATTGATAATGGAATTAGGGGGACGGGTTTCATCGCTCAAGATGTCAAGGAAATATCAGATGAAATGAACCTTGATTATCAACTTGTAAGCTATTTTTCGGAACACAGAAGGTATGGTATAGAATACAAAAATTATATTGCGTTTCTGACCGGAGCTGTTCAACACATATTGGAAAGGTTGGGAGAATGATGGATAAAATTGTAGTGTTCAAATATGAGGATGTGCGTAGGTTGGCAGACTGCATCAACTCCATACAAGTATCTGGCTTTGAAAATGCCAAGCTTATTTCGATGGCGGCCAATATCATTGACACTGGAAGAATAAAAAATAAGGATAGCATGGAAGGAGACGGCAATGAGACTGGATAGCATTTTCTATACAATTGTAGGGTGGCTAAATTTCCCGGATAAATCCACACCATTAGGAAAGCGAAATCTCAGACATATGGATAGTGGAATTCTGCAATGCGCCCAACATATTTTATCACTGTCGCAAGATAAAGCAGAGTTATCCGAAGTGAATACCATGGTACAGGATGTTACATTGGATGTAAATACTGGTATTCTTACGGTAAAGTTAAAAAATGGCACGACAAAAACATATGATTTAGCGATTGAAAAGGTCGTTGTAAATTTTCATATCACAGATGATAATGAACTTGTACTTGAGCTTGCAGATGGGACAGAAAAGATTATTGACTTAACCAGGTTTGTATATTCTGTTGACAGTACAGCAACAATCTCCATGAAAATTAGTGACAGAACAATCACCGCGGAGGTTGTGGATGGGTCAATTACGTTATCAAAGTTGGAACAGTCTGTCATGACCACTATCAGACAATATATGCTTGATGCGCAAACCGCGGCAACATCTTCGGAACAATATTATATCGCATCAAAAAGTTGGGCGGTGGGTGGAACATCAAGCCGTGATAATGAAGATATTGACAATAGTAAATGGTATAGTGAAAAAGCAAAAACAGAAGCTGATAGAGCAGCATCATTTTCTGAACTGACATTCCCAGAATTTTTCCTTGATAATGGTACTGGTCATTTAATATGTAAGCAAGGAAAAAATGTAACATTTTTGATAGATTCAAATAATCATGTAATTGTAGAGGTGGCATAATGGCAACAACAGATTTGGGGAAATGGATGATAACAAATGGTGGCGAATATAATCCTAACACCACTTACGAACAACTTACAATGGTTTTATACCAAAATAGTACATACATTACCCTTCGTACAGTTACAGGTATAATACCTAATAATGATAAAATAAATTACATATTAATGGCACAGGGATTTAGTGCCAATGCGTTAGGAGATGTTGTTGCAAAGGATACTTATGGAGTAATTGGAGATGTAGGCGGGGATGTATCTGCGCAAAATTTGGTTGATTATCTTACAAATGAAGTTGTCAATAATTTGCTTAAAAAGACTTCTATTTCAACCGTTCAAGCAAATTCGGACAACACTGTTCCGTCCTCATCGTTGGCTTATGCAATGCAACAAGAAATCACAAAAAACAAAGAGGATATTGCTACTGAAAATAGCAATTTAGGTAATATCAGTGATGATATTAATCCACTTAAGTCCAACTACGTTAGCCATATAAATGTAAATGTATTAAATAAGGTTAACCTAGTGTTGTGGGACGCCAACACAGCGGATACCCCGTTTAAAGCAGGTAATACTGTTTATGGTAACGGCTTTTGTATCACATACAGTAGTGGTGTAGAGCAATGGCTATGTCAGTTGGCAATGGCTGTAGGAGATTCACATCTATTTACCAGGCATCAGAGAGAGGGCGTTTGGAGCGGATGGACAACAATAGGTTCTCCTAGCAGTTAATAATTATTTGGTAGGATAAATCATCTCGAAGTAAAATATACTATTGCCTTTAGCCCCTGAATCAATTGTTATGTTCCCAGTGCCGGCTATAACCTTAAACACACCATAACCTGTTGTACCATGAAACAAACATACTTTTTCTTGATCAGCGGAAGGCAATCCGCTGATCAATAGAGTATTATTGACTGTCGTATCTTGCTTTAAAGTTATAAGGGCATTGACCACACACTGTTTACCAATAGCATAATAATTTGCAGACCCAGTAGCCCAATCAGTGTTTATATTAGCAGCGCCTGTTTTTAATGCTAAATTGCTATTTTGAATAAAGGAGCTGTCCTTGAAACAGCAGAAAGAGAGGAAAAATTATGAAGAGAGCCATGCTTAGCCAGCCGATGGCTGGAAAAACAGATGATGAAATCAAAGAAACGAGAGAAAAGGCCATTAAGACATTAGAAAATAAAGGATATGAAATTGTGAACACTCTTTTTACGGACGAGTGGTACAGCAAAGAAAAAATGGCCGAAAGAGGAGTTGTACAGATTCCCCTATGCTTCTTGGCGAAATCGCTTGAAAATATGAGCCTTTGTCATGCGGCCTATTTCTGCAAAGGATGGGAAAATGCAAGAGGATGCCGGATTGAACATGAGGCAGCTAAGGCATATGGACTTGATATTATCTACGAGGATTAGGCTGATTGCTATTTGATATATAAAAAACATATCCACGAAAGGAGTCAAATGAACCAATTAAAATTATTAAACAACACAAAATACGACTTAATAACAAACGGGGTGGAAGAATCAGGCGATTACCTAACCCTGTCGTTTCTTCCCGGCCTAGACAGTTTTGAAACGGTAGAATCAGAATTCAGTCCTTTAAATACAGCAAAAATTTACATACTTGGTTTGGACGGTCAGCCGATGGAAGTGAAAACCGGGTTTACTCAACTGTCAGAGATTAAAAAGAAAAAAGATTATGTCATATCTTCCGAAACAGTAAATGCCGGCACCGAGGAAGAGCCAAATTATGAAACCAATGAAGTGAAGGATACCATTATGGTTGCTAAACTTCGTAGGCCGGATATACGGGATACAGTGCAGACCTTGCAAGATACCGTGGATGCAATGATTTTAAGTCAGTTGGAGGTGTAAAATGTATACAACATTAAAAAGGCTATATAACAATGGTAAAGGGCCATTAACGCTTTCCGAACTCAACCGGGCTGTGTCAATTGGATGGATTACAGAGCAGCAGAAAAACAGCATAATTGGAGGATGATTATGAGAGATATCACATTGTGCCATCCACGCTTACAGCTTTTAGCAGGTCAATTGGTGGACGAATGCAATAAACAGGGATTAAAAATTAAAATAGGTGAGACACTGCGGAACGTGGCAGAACAGGATGCTTTATACGCTCAGGGTAGGACTAAACCGGGTAACATTGTAACTAATGCTCCTGGCAGCAGCTACAGCTCCTATCATCAATGGGGAACGGCTTTTGATATATTCCGCAATGATGGCGCTGGAGCTTATAACGAAATAGGCGGCTTCTTTAACCGTGTGGGTGCTATTGGCGTATCTATCGGTCTTGAATGGGGAGGAAACTGGAAGTCTCCTGTGGACAAGCCACATTTTCAACTTCCTGATTGGGGCAGCTCTACTAGTGGTATCAAGAAATTGTACCAAAATCCAGAACAATTCATGAAAACCTGGACTGAGCAGGAGCGCACAGGCTGGATTAAGGATAATAACGGCTGGTGGTACCGCAGACCGGATGGAACTTATCCGGCTAATAAGTGGTGTATCATAAATCACCATTGGTATCTATTCAATAAGGATGGTTATGCTTGTACCAGCTGGCACCGATGGAATGGCAGTACATGTGACCCGGATGACGGTTCGGGGGATTGGTATTACTTTGACCCTACACCAAACGGTCCATTGGAGGGGGCATGCTGGCATAGTCAAGATAATGGCGCGCAGGAAATCTGGTACATAGAGGATTCTAATTCAATATAA